AACATTTAAGAACAAATATTATATTGAAGGGGTGTGGTTAAATGTGGAACTTGTAAAAGAGTTGAAAAAGATTTACAAAAATCATTTTAAGGCATTTAAGGAGGAGATATGATAAAAATATATTTATTAGTTGCAACAATTTTTTTAGAAATTTTATTTATATGGTTTGAATTAGATGAACTACAAAATTGGTACAAAGCAATCGAAGATCAAATGTTTGAAGATTTTAGTACTAGAGAAAAACAAAGAAAATACGCAAGAAAAAAAGCAGCAAAAAATATATTCAAAATATTGATTGTAGGTTTGTTAGTATTATTTGGAATTTCTTTTTTGAAATAGTTCAGTCGTAGAAAGTCGTTTTGGCTGGGATAATGTGTAAAAATGTAGTATTTATAAAGAAAAATGAAAGTCGTGAAAAGTCGATTGAATTAGAAAAAGGTTAGGAGGATGAAAATGAAAAAATTATTATTAGGAATTACAGTTTTAGGATTGATAGGAAGTTGTGCAAGATGGAGAGATACTCAAAAAGATTGGGAGAGTGATACGAAAGGGCTAAAAAGGACAGTACAAATTTATACTCTTGACGGAAAATTATTGAAAGAATATAAAGGAACGATAAGAGTAAGAGATTCAGATGAGAGCGGTAGAATATCGTTAAATTTAATAAGCGAAAACAATCGCAGAATTACAATTGATAATGCGATTGTAATAACAGAGGAGGCGAAATAAGAAATGAACAAAAAAGTGGAATCAATGGCTGAAAAAGTTATAATTGCAAAAAAAGCGATAAGCAGAGCCGTCGGTAAGACGACTATATTTTTGGTTGCTGTCAAACTTTTTGGATTGATTCAAGTTGGCTGGGTAATGATTTTTTTGCCTTTGATAATAGCGTTTCCAATATTTTTTACAGTAAGAATTTTGGAATATGCTTTTGTTGGATATGCTTGTTTGAATATAAAAGAAAAAGATAACAAAAAGATGTTTCTTTTTTTTAGAAAAGTTATAAAAGGGTAAGATGTAAAAAAACAGAGGAGGATTGAAATGCTGGAAATAATAATGAGAATTTTAAGTGCGGCAGTTACAATATTTTTAGTTTTCTTTTTAGTTAGCTATTTATATGCTTTAGTCGAAAAAGTGAAAAAGAATCTTAAAAATATAGTCAGAATTAATTATACACTTCACAATGTGATATATTTTTTAGTATTTTGTTTTTTTATTTTTCTGGTGTTTTATGCAATAATAAATTTGATTGTATTTTTTGCAATTAGAGTGTAAAATGGTATAATTAATCATATTTAAAAAAGGAGACAAAAAATGGAAAAGAAATTTAAAGTTGTCGAAACACTTTTTCGATGTGGCAAGTGTGGGAACTATATCAAAGTGGTAAAACAATATAATGGCATGAAAATTATTGATGACGGATGTTTAGAATTTAGAATTTTTAAAAAGAAAATGCCTGACTATGAGTACTTTTTTTGTTGTGAAGAGTGCAAAATAGAAGGCGATTCTTTGGGAGCTTTTAGAAAAATTATTCCACCTAAAGAACGGGCAGACTTCTGGTTTGTTAAAGGATACAAAGAACAAAAGACTAAACAAATGATAGAAGACACTCTAGACAATACGAGATCATATATAGAAAAAGCGAAAAAGGAACATAAAACCTATGGTGGAGTTCTTAATTATGGTCGATTAGGAAATTATTATTCAAAACATAAAAGCGTTGAAAAAGGTTTGGATGAATTACAAAACGAAATAACTAAAGCAATTAAATTATTTAAAAAGGGTGAAAATATAGAAGAGTTATTAGATTTTATTGGATTTTTATCAAATGATACTTTAAATAATCATAAAGTTTATATGTCGTATTTTATGCAAGCACGATTTCAATTTGAACGAAGAGCAAGTAATATAGTCTATCATAATTTGAAACATGTGAAAAGTTGTTTGAAAGGCATAAAGGAAGTAATGGAAAAATCAAAAAAAATTATTGTTTAGAATTTTAAATTTTTTCAAGAAAAAACAAAGCTCAAACACTTGAAAAAAGCAATAAAATAGGTTATAATTAGGAGGTAAAGTTGAACGAAAGAAAAGAATTTACACAAGAAGATATTAACGAACTTTTAAAGGACAAAGAAGTTTTGTATTTGTTGCAAGATCTAAAAACAGCAAAAACTTTTGAGGATAATATCAAAATTACTTTGTACATAAAAAAAGGTGAAATAAAAGATAAAGAATATAAAACAAAAAAATATCATAGGGGCAAATAAACCTCAGATGAGTGAGCCACTGAATAGATAGATTAGAAATAGTCTATTTGTTTAGTGGCTCTTTTTATTTTAATTTGCAGAAATGGTGGAAATGGTAGACACGGCAGTCTTAGAAACTGTTGGATTTATCCATGCGAGTTCAAGTCTCGCTTTCTGTACCAAGATTGGAAGGGAAAATGTTTTTAATATTTATAGTTGAATTTGTGCAGTTCGTAGTATTTTTAATTGTTCTTGAAATTATTTTGCTAGGTGTAAAAAAGTATATAGCGAAAAGAATTAAAAGAGATTTAGAACTGCTAGATAAATTAGAAGAGATTGAAAAAGATATAGACAACAAGATAGATGGATTAAAGATAATGATATATGACAGATATCTTGATAGATGTAGAGTAGGAATGAAGAAACAGAGAGAAGAAGACAAAGGATTAAGAGATAAGCTAACAGAAATAGAGAGCAAATGTTCAAAATAGTGAGCATATCAAGCCAAGGTTAAAGCGAAAATAAAGAAAAAATGAAATTTTGATTAAAAAGGTACTTCTGAGAGGTCAAAAAAGAGCGAACGGGTTCGAAGCCCCAGAAAAAATATGTATGACGACTTTTTTAAGTTTTAGTTCCGTTCCGAAATGGAGGTGTTATGTTAGTAAAAGAGAATCAGATAATAAAGGCAAACGAGTTAGCAAAATTGCTAGGTATAACAGATAGACACCTCCGCAATTTAGCTAGTGAAGGAATAATAAAAAAAACGGAAAAAGGCAAGTATCTATTTTGGGAAAATGTACTTGGATATATTGAGTATATTGAATCTAAAAATGATGTGGATTTGAATTTGAAAGATGAAAAGATAAAGGAAGAGATAAAACGAATAAAAAAAGATGTTGAACTAAAAGATTTAAAAATTAAGGAAACTAAAAATCAATTACATTTAGCATCTATTGTTGAAAAAGTGATGACTGATATGCTCATGAACATAAAAGGAAAACTGCTTTCTATATCTAGCAAAGTAGCACCAGCGGTAATTGCAGCAGATAATCTTGGTGAAATTCAAGATGTCATTCAAGATGAAATATTTGAGGTTTTAGAAGAACTTAGCGAATATGATCCTGATATGTTTAAAAATAATAAAATTTTTATAGAAAATGAGGAAGATATGGAAGTGAAAGTTGAAAGTGAAAAGAGAACTAGAGGAAGACCTAAAAAGAACAGTTAAATTATTCAAAAAAATTGCTTTAGTTTTAAAACCGCCTCCAAAATTAACCATTGATACTTGGGCGGATATGTATAGAGTTTTATCAACTAAAAGTTCAGCAATTCCAGGAAAATGGAAAACTGATAGAGTGCCATTTCAAAGAGAAGTAATGAGGGCGATCTCTGACAAGAATACAGAAAAAGTTGTGATGATGTATGGTGCTCAGTTATCGAAAACAGAAATTCTAATGAATACTGTCGGATATTTTATGGACTATGAGCCATCTCCTATTATGTTTTTAATGCCTACCAAAGACATGGCGGCTGATTTTTCAACGACAAGACTAAATGACATGATTCAATCGACCCCGCAACTTAGGAGTAAAGTTATTGAAAGTTCCGATGCTAGAGATACGAAAAGGCAAAAAGAATTTTCAGGAGGGTACATCGTTTTAACTGGGAGTAATTCAGCTTCAGAATTAGCAAGTAGACCAATCAGAGTTTTATTAGCAGATGAAATTGACCGTTTCCCTCGAAGCGCTAAAAAAGATGGAGACCCATTGAATTTGGCGATTGAAAGGGTAAAAACTTGGGCAAACAGCAAAATAGTTTTAACAAGTACACCAACGATTAAAGGCGGAAGTAGAATAGAACTCGAGTATGAAAATAGTTCTAAAGATGAATACTATATTCCTTGCCCAAAATGTGGAGAAATGCAAACTTTAAAATGGGGAAATATTATTTTTGAAGATGTGTCACATAAATGTGAGAAATGTATGGAAACTTCAACAGAGTACGAGTGGAAACGAAACCTTATTAAAGGCGAATGGAGAAGTACTAATCCTGAAGTAGACCCACATATTTCAAGAGGATTTCATGTATCAGAGTTATATAGTCCGTTTACCAAATGGGCTAGCATGATTCGTAAATTTAGAGCAGCAAAAGGCGATGAACAGCTTATGAAAGTATTCGTAAATACAGCTCTTGGGGAATGTTGGGAAGAAAAAGTTGAAAGATTTGATTTTGAAAAAATACAAGCGAGAGCTGAAGATTATGGAGAATATATAAACGAAGAAGATGGTACGATAAATGATATTGAAATACCTGATAAAGTTACTGTATTAACTGCTGGAGTGGATGTTCAAGACAATAGGCTTGAAGTTGAAATTGTTGGATGGGGACCAGGAGAAGAAAGCTGGGGGATTTATTATAAAGTGATTATGGGAAACCCTGCGTTGCCGTATGTGTGGAATACGTTGGATGAATTTCTTATGAGAGATTTTGAATATCAGAATGGAGAAAAAATAAGAGTTGCTTGTACTTGTATTGATACAGGCGGACATCATACTGATGATGTTTACAGGTATGTAAAAGCAAGAGAACAGTTGAATATTTTCGGAATAAAAGGAAGTGGAGAAGCTGGAAGGCCTCTTATTTCACGACCTAGCAAAAATAATAAAGGTGGAATTTCCTTGTTTGTCTTGGGAGTTAATACTGGAAAGGATACTATAATGAGTAATCTTAAAGTAACAGAACCAGGAGCTAAGTATATGCACTATCCAAACGACCATAAACGTGGATATGATGAAGTTTATTTCAAGGGACTTACTTCTGAAATAAAAGTTGTTACATTTAGCAAAGGGCAAGCTAAAATCGAGTGGAAAACAATTGGAGATAAAAGAAATGAACCTTTGGACATTCGGAATTATGCACAAGCAGCACTAAGAATAGCGAATCCTAACTTAAATATACGGTATTCAACGGATGTACTTAATAATTTTAGGACACAACAAAGAAATAGCGGTAGGCGAATAATTCGTAGCGGAATATAGGGAGGTAAAAATGTATAGTGTAGAGACTTGCAAAGAAATGATAAATTCATATATTGAGGCTGAAAAGTCTGTATTGTTGGGACAGAGCTATAAAATTGGAAGCAGAGAATTGACTAGGGCAGACTTAACCGAAATTATAAAAGCTAGACAATTATGGGAGCATAATTTAACACTTGCACAAAACAGCGGACGGCGTACACAGTCTGTACAGGTTATAATAAGAGATTTGTAATAGTTAGGAGGTGAAAATGATTGAATTTATTTGATAAGGCAGTAGGAGTATTTAATCCAGAAAAAGCATTAAAGATGGCTGGAGCAAGAGAAAGGCTAAAGCTGTTTAACCAAAATCAAAAAATAATGAATAAAGGTTATGGAGAACATGGGGCGAGTACCCGTAAAAAATCTTTGAGAGGATGGTTTGCTTCTCTCGGTGGAGTAAAGAACGACATTTATAACTACCGTGAAAAACTCGTGGCACGTTCCAGAGATTTGTATATGGGAGCACCTCTAGCTAATGGAGCTTTGAATACAATGAAAATGAATGCTGTTGGTTCAGGATTAAAATTAAAATCAAGTATTGATTCAGATATTGTAAACTTATCCGAAGATGAGATAGAAACGTTAGAAACTAAAATTGAAAAAGAATTTAATTTGTGGAGTAATTCTAAAATAGATCAAACAGGTTTACTTAACTTTTATGAAATTCAAGATTTAGTTTTCTTAACAACATTGTTAAATGGAGAATGTTTTGTTCATTTGAATTATTTTGAAACCCAAGAAAATCCATATAGCTTGAAATTATCTATAATTGAACCTGACAGGGTGAATACTCCGAGCAACAAAACGAGCGATACTTCTATTGTCCAGGGAGTACAATTAGACAAAAATGGACGTATTAATGGTTATTATATTCAAGAGCATAATCCGAATGATGAAATCAGAGGCACGAATCAGTATAAATATGTAAAAATGTATGGAAGTGAAAATCAGTTAAATATAATTCATTTAACAACTGCGGAGCGTCCAGGACAGGTAAGGGGTGTACCGATATTAGCTCCTGTAATGGAAAGCTTGAAACAGCTCGATAGATACACAAATGCAGAATTAACAAGTGCAATCATCAGCAGTATGTTTACAATTTTTATTGAATCGGCTGATATACCTCAAACAAATCCAGGGGATTTATCGAACGTCGGACAAAAAGATGCCATAGCAAACGAAGAATCTGGAACGCTGGAGCTTTCAAGCGGGGCAATAGTATCTCTTAACAAAGGCGAAAAAGCGACATCAGTAAATCCGGCAAGACCTAATGCACAATTTGACCCATTTATGACAGCTATAATACGGCAAATTGGAAGCAGCTTGGGCATTCCTTATGAACTTATGATAATGCACTTTACAAGCAGTTATTCGGCGAGTAGAGCAGCTTTATTAGAAGCGTGGAAGACTTTTAGAAAAAAGCGTGAATGGTTTGCAAAAAATTTTTGTCAACTTATTTATGAAGAGTGGCTAAGAGAGGCTGTTTTGCTTGGAAGAATAGAAATAAAAGATTTTGAAAATGACATTTTGATTAGAAAAGCATACAGTAATGCAATTTGGAGTGGAACTTCACAAGGACAGTTAGATCCTATAAAAGAGGTTAATGCGGCAATTTTGAGAATAAATGCTGGATTATCCACAAGAAGCCGTGAAACTATCGAATTAAATGGAGGAGATTTTGAGCAAAATATAAAAATACTGGCAAAAGAACAAAAAATAGCAAATGAGAAAGGAGTGATTTTGGATGGGACAATCTATACCGAACCACCAAACGATGAACCAGGGGAATAAAACTATATGGAATTTAGTCAAAAACGATGATAAAAGTGCTGAATTAATGCTTTATGGAGATATAGCCGAGAGTTTTTGGGGCGATACGATAAGCGCTAAAGAAGTAACGGAATATTTGGCTGACTTAGATGTAGAAAATATTGATGTTTATATTAATTCAAACGGCGGAGTAGTTGATACTGCTATTGCAATCAATAACGCTTTGAGAAGACACAAAGCTAAAGTAACTGTAAATATTGACGGTATTGCAGCAAGTGCAGCCACTTTAATCACATGTGCTGGAGATATAGTTAGAATGCCTAAAAATGCTTTGTTTATGATACACAATCCCTCAACAATTGCAATGGGGGATTCAGAAGAGATGAGGAAACAGGCAGATGTGCTTGAGAAATACAAAAATTCAATAACAGAAACCTATTTGCAAAAGGTTAATATTGATAAAGAGAAATTATCAGAATTAATGGACAACGAAACTTGGTTAAACGCCGAAGAAGCATTGGAATATGGATTTATTGACGAAATAACTGAAAATGCAGATATTCAAGTAGTTGAAAATAAGGTAATTTCTAATAACATGGTATTTAATATGGCGGAGTTTAAAAACTTTAATGTTGATAAAAATAAAAAAAATAATGGAAAAGGAAGTGGAAAAATGACAAAAGATGAAATAAAAGCACAATTTCCTGACATTTATGCCGAAATTGTAAATGAAGGAAAAGAAATCGGAGTAAAGGAAGAAAGAACAAGGATACAGGAAATTGAGAATTTAGGATATAACCACGAAGTAGTTGATAAAGCTAAATTTGAAGATCCTAAAAATGCTAGAGATTTAGCATTGGAAATTGTAAGTTTAATGAAACAGGAAAATCAAAATAAACTTAACAGAATACAAGATGAAGGGAAACCACTTAACAATACGCCAAAAGGTAATGATGATGGGATTAATGATGAGCAAAAAGCAGCAAATAAAATTTTAGCATTTTTTAAGAAAGGTGGTAAATAAATATGAAATATGATTATACAAATGAGTCAGATCATTTGATTGTTGGCAAAAAAGAGCTAGTTGTAGCGGAGCTTATTTTACAGATTGGAAAAACTGTAAAAAGAGGGGATATTGTGGATAAAGATGGTGCAATAATAACTGATACTGGAAAAGTGTTTGGAATTGTTACAGGAGATGTCGATGCAACTGGAGTTACTACGAAAACAACTGTTTATACTGAAGGAGAATTTAATATTGAAAAAGTAAACTTCGGTACAGCAACAAAAGAAAAAGTAATTGAGTTATGCAGCGACAGAAATATTTATTTAAGAACATTAGGAGGCAAGGAATAACAATGAGCATGAATTTAGATTTGAGTTTAAGAACATTATTTTTAGTAACAGAGGCAATGCCGAGACCAAGAACATTTTTATTTGATACATTTTTTGGAAATAGAGAAAATTTAGATACTGAAACAGTAACTATTGAATTTGAAAATGGTAGAAGATTGATGGCTCCATTTGTCGATAGATATGTTGATGGAGAGGAAATGCCAAAAGATACATTTTCAGGAAGAACATTCAAACCTTATGCGATCGCTCCTAAAAAGACGTTTCATGCAGATGAGTTGACTTTCGAAAGATTACCAGGAGAAAATCCGTTTTCACAAAGTGATCCTGATACAAAAAGGCAGAAAAAAATTGCCAAAACTTTACAGGAACAAAGCAAACAGATTGCAAGACGTTGGGAAGCGATGGCAGCTGAGACATTATATAAATTACAAACAACAATTGACGGAGAAGGAATATCAGACATAATCAAATATTATGATAACTCTTCTACGGAACATCATACAACCGTTGCTTCAACTTGGGACAATGCTAATTCTGACCCAATTAAAGATATAAAGGCTGTATTAAGTGAAATTAATAAAGCTGGAGGAACTAGACCAGAAGTAATAATTCTTGATCCGTTGGCAGCGGAATTATTTATTAATAATAAAGCTGTACAAAATATGATGAATCTTAGAAATGCTTTTTTTGGGGGCATAAGACCTGAAGTTGAGGGTGTAAATGGTGCGAGTTATATTGGTACATTGACTGGATTAGGAATTGATGTTTTTGAATATCAGGAATATTACGATTATGTGGATAAAACTACAAAACAAACTAAAACAAAAGCAATTATTCCAGACTATACAGCTTTATTTGCACCGAAAGGCAACTTAGTAAAATTTGGAGCTGTAAGTACAATTAATGATGGACTTTTGGAAGGGGATTTGATTCCTAGAACTCACACAAAGGAAGAAAACGATACTATCACAATCCGTACAATGTCAAAACCAGTAACAATTCCTTTGAACACAAAATCATTGAAAGTTCTAAAAGTTAAGTAGGTGATGATTGATGGCAGCGTATATAGTTAAAGAATCGTTTATTTATGGTGGGAAAATACAAAATATCGGGGAAGAAGTTCAAATACTGGAAAAAGATGTGATTGAAAATTGTATCGATAGAGGACTGATAGAGAAAAAAGACAATAAAAAAGCAGACACAAATGACATTCCCGGAGAAACGGGAGTGTCAGATTCTGAATCTAAATCAGATAAAAATAAGAAAAAGTAGGCAAAAAGAATGAATTTTAAAGATATTTTAGAAAATGATATACAAAATACATTTTTAAATTCAGAAGAATTTGGAGAAACACATAATTTAAATGGTATTGATGTTATTTGTGTGACAGATGAGGACAGTTTTCAAGAAAAGGAAATTAGTGGGAAATTAACAATAGAAAGTGGATTTTACAAGGAAGGGATTACAGTGTTTATTGACAAAAAATATTTGAAGTATAAGCCTGAAGGCAATATGAGGATAGATTTTGACAATAAAGAATGGATAGTTGCAAACTGTAAAGAGAACTTTGGTATGTATGAACTTGATTTGTATAGATACACGGATTATTAGGAGTTGATTTAGATGTTTACGATTCAATTTGATGAAAGTGTCCTTAGTGACATAGAGAATAAATTTGTTGAGTTTCTACAACAAGCTCCAAGGGCTTTGGCAAGTGCTTTGAATAGGGTTTCAACTATGAGTAAAACTCGTATGGTTAGAAATGCAACTAAGACCTATATGGTTAAATATGGGGATTTATTAAGCGGATTGACTATGAAAAGAGCTAATCCTGGTAAGCTTATGGCTGAAATCAATTCTAATGGAGGTTATTTGGGATTAGACCATTTCCAATTGAATCCGAGTACAAGAACAGGCAGAACATCGGTAACGGCTACAGTAAAGAATGGCAACGGGATAATGCTTAATGATAAAACATTTATAGCATATAAAGACGGTCATTTAGGGGCATTTGAAAGAGAAGGAAGTGGACGATTGCCAATCAAAAGAAAATATGGACCGTCTGCTCCGCAAATGTTAGGACCTACAACGTGGTTACCGGATCTTGATGAATTTATGTCTCAAAAATTAAATGAAAGGTTTGAACATGAGTTGAATAGGCTCTTGTCAATGTAATTTATGAGTATCAAAGTTATTGAAAAAAGTTTGTATGACTTTTTATGTGAAGAATTTAAAGATACTGATTATCAGATATTCCGAGGGGCGTTGCCAGTTAGGAGATACGGTGAAATTGACAAAAATACAGGACAGAAAAAGCCGTTTTTCCCTTGTGTGACATTAAGGGCTTTGAGTTCTAGGCAAGTCACAGAAGGAATGGATAGTTATGATTGTGACGCTACTTTTGAAATAATAGTTGGTACTAAAAATGAAGATTATATTGATAATCTTTACAAAGGTGAAGAGATTAGAAGTAAACTTTTAACTAAAGTTTATGATGAAAGAGGATGGGCAATACGGGAAGATAAAGAATTTAAGTGTGATTTATATAGTGATGAGTTTGGAGATTTTATATTTTCAAGAATTACATTTACAGTTTGGGATTATCCTGTTGAGCCTAAAGTTTTAAAGGAGGAATAATGGAAGATAAAAAGCAATATATTTATTTAGGAGATACGCTTGAATTTAAAGACATTAGATTTACTAAAGGTGTTATTTATTACAGCAATGAAGTGATTGAAGAAAAATTTGAGAAGTATCCGCTTTTGAAAAGAACTTTAGTGGATGTTAATCGAGCTAGTGAAGCATTGCAAAATGAAAAATTGCTTGAAACGGTAACACAGCAAATTAAAGACCAAATAAGGGAGGAGGCTGAATAATGGGTTATAAACATGGAACTTATCAAACCGAGGATTCAAGCGACATTTCACTACCGATAGTGCTTGATTATGGATATTTTATTGTAGGAACTGCGCCAATCAACAAAGTAAAAAGAGAAAACAGAAGAGTGAATGAGATTGTAAGATTAGGAACTTATAAAGAAGCTATTCAGTATTTTGGAGACACTTACGACTTGGATTTTTCGATTTCACAAGCGATAAAAGTGTTTTTTGAACTATATAAAGTAGCGCCGCTTTATGTTGTGAATATCTTGGATCTTGAAAAACATAAAACAGTTAAAAAAACTCAAAATGATTTGAGTTTAACAAATGGTAAAGTTGTTATTCCAAATCACAAATTGATAACAGATACATTAGTAGTTAAAGAAAATGCAACATCACAAGTTATTTCAGATGCTATAACGATGTGGACAGATGAAGGACTCGAAATATATGCTAAACCATCGAATGGAACTAAGATTGATATTGAATATGAAGAAATTGACTTGTCAAAAGTAACGAAAGCTCAGGCTTTAGGTGGATATGATATTTCAACAATGAAAAGAGCAGGATTAGAGTTATTAGATGAAGTTTACTTGAAATATTCAGAATTACCAGCTTTCATTGATATTCCTGATTTTTCAAGCGATAGTGAAGTTGCTGCGATTATGCAAACAAAAGCTAAAAATATAAACGGGAATATGTTTGAAGCAGTTGCATTGATTAATGCACCGATCGACAAGCCTTATGACCAAATTCCTAAATGGAAAGATGATAATAACATTAACGGAAATGACCAAATCGTATTGTACGGAACATTAGGATTGGCTGGTAAAAAATATATTCAGTCTATTCAGTATGCCGCTTTGTCGTTGTTAGTAGATAACGAGAAGAGCGGTGCACCTTCGCAGGTGCCGTCTAATTTTGCATATAAGTGTGATAGTTTATATTGGAAAAATTCAAATGGAAAATTAGAGGAAATAATTTTAGACAAAGAGCAACAGGCTAACTTTTTAAATAAAAATGGAGTAGTTACAGCTATCAATTTCAAAGGTTGGCGTTGTTGGGGGTCTGAAACTGCACTTAATCCAATGGCAACAGATCCGAAGGACAAATTTATAAACACTCGTAGAATGTTTAAATATGTCGGGAACGAACTAGTTATAAGTCTTTTTGATAAAGTGGATAAAACATTCTCTAAAAAATTAGCTGAAACAGTAACGAAATCAATGAATATTAGATTGAATGCTATTGTGGCTAGAAATGATTTGTTAAGTGCAAGTGCAACTTTATCAAGCGAGGATAACGACGCTGTTAATGTTATGAATGGTGATATAACTTGGGTTATAAAGCTAGGAGTAATTCCAGGTATGAAATCGGCAACATTTAAGAAAAAATATGATGTAGACGCATTAACTGAGTTTGCAAACAGTTTAGGAAAATAGGAGGATAAAGAATGGCTAAAAAGAAACTGCCTTTGGGAATCGTTGACGCTGACCTTTATGTTAATGGTTCAAACGCATTAGAAGGAGTTGGAGTAGTAGAACTTCCAAATGTGGAATCAGCGACAATAACAACAGAACAATTTGGTATGGCTGCAGAATTTGAAGCTCCGTTAATTGGACATTATAAAAAAATGTCAGCTAAGGTAAAAATGGATAGTATGAATGATACATTATTAAATTTTAATAATAATGATTCAATCACATTAGAGTGTTTGGGAGCTTTACAAGAATTAGATAGAATGTCACACTCGCCAAAAATAACTGGTGCAGATGCAACATTGAAAGGATTTATCACAAAATTTGATGGTCCAAAAGTTGAAAACGGTAAGAAATTTGAAGGTTCGTTTGATTTGAGTATAACTTATTACAAATTAATGATAAATGGTAAAACAATCATTGAAATTGATGTATTGAACGGAATTTCAAATGTAAATGGAAGTTTGAATAATATCATAAGACAATTATTAGGACATATTTAGGAGGAATAGAATGATTATAAAATTAACAAAAGAATATGATTTAGGAAGTAAAAAATACAAAGAAATAGATTTGAAATTAGATAATTTAACAGGGGCAGATTTATTGGAATGTGGAAAAGATTATAAGTCGAGAATGAAATCTAATGCTGAAAACTTTAAAGATTTTGATGACGCTTGGGCTTTGACTGTAGCTGAAAGGGCATCAGGTATTAAATATGGACATTTAATGACTTTAGGTGCTGAAGACTTTTTGAAAGTGATAAACCAAACTAAGAATTTTTTAGTAAAAGGTTGGGGAACGGACGAAGACAAGGACGAGAAAACTCCAACGGCGGGAGCATAACAGATGACTTTTTAGACTTGATTACAGATTTATTGAGCGGACTTAACTATTTTAAAATGAATATTAGTTATGAAACACTTATGAAATGCACGTTCGATGAACTGGATTACTGGATAGCAAGGGCTAATAAGTTGATTGAGGATGAAAAGGCAAGGCAAGAAGAGAGTGAATAAAAAAAGGGGGTTAGTCATCCCCACTAATGAAAACTGATAAAAATTTAAATAGAACTACGATAAGAGCTATAACTGTGATTACAGGACTTATAGCAAACATAAATGATATAAATATAAATAAGAAAAATAATGATGGAATAGATACAATTAGACCAAATGATATTATTAAAGTTATTTCTAGCGGAGTATATTTTTTATCTGATTTATTAATTTTCATAAAAATCACCTCTTTGATTTATTTTATATATTATACCATATTTAAGAGAAAAGGAGGAATATTGTGGCAAAAAATTTAGAACTGAACATAGTTCTGGGTGCGGCAGTAGCTGGTGCTATTAGCGGAATGAGTCAAGTTGCAAATGCTTTAAAAAATACGACAAAATCTGTCAAAGAATTTGAAAAAGAAATCAAAAGCATGGAAAAAGCACAAAAAGCTTTTCAAAATATGGACAAGGCTCGTGATGGATTAAATAAAATTAATTCGGAGTATAAAAAAGCTGCTGAACATTTGCAAAAATTGAAAGCCGAATACGAAAGAACTGGAAGCAGTAATAAACAACTGGCTAAGGAAATAGAACAGGCAGAAAAAAATGTTGGAAAACTGAACAAACAAAAAGAACGACAGCAACATGTGTTTGAAGCCGCAAGAAGTAAGATAGAAGCGGAAGGCGCTAGTCTATCTAATTATAGAAGCAAAGTTCAGGAAGTAGAAAAAGAAATTGAAAAAATGAATAAACTGAAAGAAGCTCAAAAAAGATATGATAGCAGGCAAGAATCTATTGGGAGAATGAAAGACTTCGGGGATAAACAAATAGCGCAGGGTATGGGAGTGGCTGGAGCTTTGGCTGTTCCTGTTAAACTGGCAGTTGATCTAGAAAATGCTCAAGCAGACTTAAAAAAAGTTGCTGATTTTAGTTCCAAAAAAATGGAAGATGGATTTTACAAAGCAATGAGAAACTTTAGCGAAAACAGTCCGTTGTCACAAGTAGAATTATTTCAAATTGCAGGAGCAGGAGCTCAGGCAGGAATAAAAACAGGCGAATTAGAAAGATATACCAAAGACGCTGCTAAAATTAAAGTTGCATTTGACATGAATACTGAAGCAGCTGGGAACTTTTTAGCAAAAACTAGAGCACAACTTAACTTAGATCAAAATGGAGTAATGGAATATGCTAATGTAATCAACTATTTGGCGAACAATGTAGCAGCAACAGCTCCAGAAATTGCTGATATTTCAAGCAGAGTTGCTGGGTTAGGTGGAATGGCTGGTATTTCCAAAGAAGGAGTTGCAGCATTAGGAGCAAGTTTAGTATCGGTTGGAGTGCCTTCGGAAGTTGCAGCAACTGGATTAAAAAACATCTCATTAGGATTAATGGCTGGAGCATCGGCAACAAAAAAACAATCAGCAGCTTTTAAATCGTTAGGATTAGATGCAGAAGATGTGGCAAAAAGAATGACAAAAGATGGAGAAGGTACATTAATTGATGTTTTCCAAAGAATAAAGAAACTTCCAAAGGATGTACAGGCGGCGACACTTAAAAATTTATTTGGTAAAGAATCTATTCAATCTGCATCGGAATTGGCAAAACATATAGATGAAGTTAGTAAAAATATGAAAAATGCACACGATAAATCTAAAACTAATGGTAGTGTTGATGCGGAATACAATCAAAGGTTAAAGACAATGGGAAATGCTTTTTCAACTTTAAAAAATAGAGTTGTAAACATGGGTGTAGATTTAGGTTCGGCATTAGGACCAAGTTTAGTTCAAGTTGCAAATTCGATTGGTCCACTTATTACTAAATTTTCTCAGTTAATACAAAAACATCCACAATTAACTGCAAATATTCTAAAAGCTGTAGCTGGATTCGCAGCATTTAAAATAGGGCTTGGAGGATTGGCAAAAGGATTTGCACCAGTTTTTAGTGGAATATCAAAAGGAATGCTGATATTTGACAAGTTTAAAACGGCTGGAAGTTTTGCAGAAGGATTTAAAACAGCATTTCCAACAATTTCTAAAATTGGTAGTGGGCTAAAGAAATTAGGTCAATCTGGTTTAAAAGTAGGAAAAGTACTTGGAAAAGGATTAGTAAAAGGAGTGCAAGCAACAGGAAAAGTCGCGAAAATAGCAGGTAGCGGAATAGTCAAAGGTGCTAAATTTGTTGGAAGTGGTGCTATAAAAGGCGCAAAAGCAATCGGCTCAGGAGCAAAGGCTGTTGGTAGTATGGCAGTTCAAGCGGCAGCTAAGGGAATGCAACTTTTAGCAACAGGAGCGCAGAAAGCTATTGGAGCAGTAAGAGCTGTTGGAGTGGCTCTGAAAGTTGCTTTTATGGCTAATCCAGTCGGATTTATTATAGCAGCGATAGTTGCCGCCATCGTGATTTTAGTTGTGCTTTATAATAAATGTTCATGGTTTAGAAATATGGTAAATGCTGTTTTTAGAGCACTAGGTTCAGCAATCAAGGCAGTTTGGAACGGAATAAAGGCTGTGGCAATGGCAGTTTGGAATGCAATAGTATCATTTATAAGAAACAGGGTTGAAGCACAGAAAGCACAAATGAGGGCATTAGCAAACGTTGCAAAAAGTATTTGGAATGCGATCAAAGCAGCCGCAATTGCAGTATGGAATGCAATAGTGTCTTTTATAAAGGGAAGAATTGAAGCGCAGAAAGCGCAAATGAGAACAATAGTAAATGTTGCAAGAAGCGTTTGGAATGCCGTTAAGGCGGCGGCAGTAGCAGTTTGGAATGCTATAAAATCGGCTGCAACGGCATTATGGAATGGTTTAAAATCCGGAATAACAGCGGTAGGTTCGTTCTTTAAATCAACCTGGGAAGGAATAAAAGCAGCCGCAATTGCAGTATGGAATGGTATTAAATCAGCATTTGACGCTGTTGTTTCAGGATTAAAAAGCGCGATTAGTGGTGTTGTAAGTTTTTTTACAGATAAATGGAACGGCTTGAAAAATATGGTTTCAAAAGGACTTGGAGCGGTTGGAGGACTTTTAGGATTTGGGAAAAATGCAGCAGGAACTAACTACTGGAGTGGAGGACTTACGACAGTAGCAGAACGTGGAGCAGAATTAATTCAAATACCTGGCAAACCAGCATTTTTGGCGGAACACGAAATGTTATTAAATTTACCTCGTGGTACTCAAATTTTGAATAATCGTGAAACTAAAAATAGTTTTAGAGATAAGATTAGTGGACTGAAAGAGAGAATGTCAGGACTTAGAAGCAACGAAGGTTCAAGCGGTGGAGATGTTATCAATATTAGCATAACAGTGAATGGGAATGCTGATACAAGTGCAATTGAGAAAGCGGTAATGAGAGCATTAGCGAAAGTTAAAAACAAAAAAGAAAGGACGGCGTTTGGATAATGGCAAATGTTAGAGTTTACAGGACACAAAGTGGTGACACTTGGGATTTGATAGCTTATAGAGTTTACGGAAGTGAAGGCTATTATCATGACCTTATAAGAAGTAATCTGGCTTTAATTGACATCGCCGTCTTTGATGCCAACGTTCCAATTATTCTTCCTGAAATTGCTGAAGAAAGTGATAATGACACAACTTTGCCACCGTGGAAGAGAGGTGAATAGAAATGGCATTTGCTAGAAATATCAGAGTTATAGTTATATTTAATAAAGTTGATATTTCTGATGAGATAGCACATTCTATTTCATCTCTTAACTACACGGACAATTCCAAAAATGCTATAGATGATTTAGAAATAGAACTAGAAAACTTAGATTATAGATTGCTTAAAGAGTGGTATCCTGACGAAAATGCTCAATTACTTGTTGGAATCCACGAGGAACTGGAAACTGAAACTAATTTTTTGGATTTGGGAACTTTTTATGTGGATGAGCCGACTTTTGAAGACCACAAACTTACTTTAAAATGCTTGGCTTTGCCACTTGACCAAAATATTAGAGATCAGAAAAATAGTGTTGCTTGGGAGAACGTAACGTTGAAGGAATTAGTAATGCAAATTGCTAATAAACACGAAATGAATGCAGAGATTTATGCAGAAAACGTATTTTTTGAAAGATTAGACCAAAACAAAGAAACTGATTTGGCTTTTATTAATCGAGTTGTTAAAGAAATTGGATTAAATATGAAAGTATCTGACGACAAAATAATTATTTTTGATGATGAGGAAATGGAAAAGAATGACACTATTGAAGTTTTTAATATTAAAGATTACCGAATTAGAAGTTTTAGCTTAAAAAAGAAAAATAAAGAGATTTACGATAAAGTTGAAGTTTCCTACTATGATCCTGATAAGAAAAAAGTTGTTAAGGAAATCATTACAAAAGAGGAACTTGACAAGCGTAATGAAGTAACTACTAGGGATTCAGAAGAAAAGGAATCGAAAGCTAAAGATAGTAAGAAAACTAATAAGAAGAGTCAGAAAAAGACTAACCAAAAGTCGGTCAAAAAAGTTAAATCTAAGAAAAAATAAGAGGTTAAAATGAAGAAAAAGACAACTGGTAAAAAAAAAGGTAAAACGGTTAAAGAATCAAAAGAAAAATTACAAAAGAAAGCTGAAAGCAAAAAGAAAAGAACAAAAAAAGAAAAAACATTAAAGGTAAAAACTAAAGGAAAAACAGAGCCAAAAAAAGTTGCAAAAAAGACTTTGAAAGATAATCTTAAACAAGAGTATCAGATAACTTTAAATGTTGACGGAAGTACTAAATACTTAGCTGGAGCAATAATTGAGCTTGATGAAAGCTGGGGAAAGTTTGAAGGTAAATATGTAATTGACAAGGTAACACACGAGATAAGCGGTGATTATACTTGTGAAATTACAGCAATGAAACTTGGAGCGAGAGAAAATGCAGAGAAAAAAGCAATAGCTCAAACTAAAGAAGAACAAAAGAAAAAAGAAGCTGAAAAAGCTAAGAAAAAAGGTGCTAAGAAATCAAAAGTTAAAACAAGTTCTAAGAGTGAAAAAACTGCGAAAAAATCGACTAAAAAAGTAAGAGATAAGAAAAATAGTAAAAAAGGTAAAAGCACTAAAAAATCTAGTAAAAAGAAATAGAATTTTGTAGGACAATGACAATCAAATAATGACTGTGAAACTAAAATATTTGTTTTTGAGAGAGATAACAAGCAATTTTAATTTTTCTTAAAAATAAGGTATAATATAATAAAATTATTTTTAGGAGGAATTAAGATGAAAAAATTACTAATCGTTTTAATTGTGTTGATTCTAGTTGCCAGTTGTGGAGAAGAACAAAGAGATAATTCTAAAGCGGAATCAACAAAACAACAAGTGGAAAATAACAATTTAAATTATGAAGTATTGAAAAATTCAAGAGATACAAGTAACTTAACTAAAAAAGAAAATACAATAAATATATTAGTTAAAGATAATATTTCTGAAGAAAATCTAAAGAAAGTAATGAGAAAAGCAGGAAAAGAGCAAATAAAAGATGCGGATATTCTGTTTATTCGTGCTTATGGAGATAAAAAATTCTTTAATCTTGGTGGTGAAACACACGGAATGATAACTTATTATCCTGATGGAACTGTGAAAGATGAAACTTACAGGGCTAAAAAAGAAATTCCGAGTGATAAAGAAAAAGATATTTATATTGATTATTCAAAAACACTTCACGAAACTTTAAAATCAAAAGGAAACTACACTAAACAAGAAGAAGAAAATATTGAAGAAGAAATCAATAAAAAAATAGCTAAGAAATATGGAATTTCACAAGAAGAAGTAGAAAAAATCTTTGATAAAGTTGTTATTTATCAAGGTATGTAGTTTATAAAAAGGAAGATTATTTGTTCATAATTTGTTAGAAACATTAGGAATAAAAGCAAATATGGATAGAGAAAAAGAAGGAGCATAAGATTTAAAAGGAAATCACAGTCATTAATTTGATTGTGATTTTTTTTGTTACAAAAAAAGTGATAAGGCAGGTGGTTAAATTGATTGAAACATTAAAATCTGGAGAAGTAAGTGCGATAGATTCAAAAACCGGAAAAGTAAGAGTGCTTTTAAAAGGTGATGACGATAAGACAACAGATTGGCTTAATGTATTAGTTCCTTACTCTGAAAGTCACAGCGATAATTATACACTCAGTCTAGATCAAACTGTTTATTGTCTATTTTTTTCGGAAATGCCTGAACAGGGAGTGGTGCTTGGCTGTCCTATGCGAGGTGCTTCTAGTAGTGAAAGTGAAGTGAAAAGGACTTTTTCTGATGGTGGAAGCTGGAGCTATGATAAAAACACGTTGACTTTGAATATTAAAAAAATTGTGATTAACGGAGATTTGGAAGTCAGCGGCACTACAAAAACTGGCGGAAGCATTAATCTTAACACACATAAACACGATGGAGTAACTGCTGGCGGAGATATGAGTGGAGGTCCGCAATGATAGGAAGTTTTGGAGATGTAATTTTTGAAGCGTCAGAAGACCAGATTGTGTCACTTAATAATCAAATAAGTAGGTCATACAAGGCTAAAATATCAGAACATCAAGCAATTTACGGTCCTGGAATGTTAAGATTTCAAGGGAGAGATTTACTAGAAGTTAGTTTTACAATGACTTTGGTATCATCTTTAATACAGCAGACTACTTTAAAAGAAGAACTAGATACAATCAAGCAAATGTTTGAACTTGGAGAGTATGCTAATTTAGTCTTTGGGGGGCAAGTATTCGGTGAATACCCTTTTTTGATAACAGAATTATCAGAAGAAAGCAGTTATTTTAACAAAGAAGAGGGTGGATTTGATGTTGTTAAGTTGAATATTACGCTTAAAGAGTATATTGAAAATCCTAAGTTGTATAATCAATTAATTGAACAAAGAAAAATACAAAAAAATCAGCAAGTCACTGAAGAAAATCAAGATGACATCGAGAATGAGCAGAAGGAGGCTGTAAATAATGATAACGGTAAATAGTTCTGAAGAAATAAATTATAATCCAAAAAACATTTTAGAAGAAGTAGTTGCAAATGTAGGAATGATTTTAAGAGTTTGCAAAGAAGAACAGCCACTCAATCGAGATTTCGCATTTGACAGTGATTTGATTGATAAGAACATTAATGTTGTGCAGAATAGGATCACAAGCCACTTGACTAAAATTATACGAGAATATGAGCCAAGGGCTGTTTTAAGACAAACTAGAATCATTATGAAAGATACATATAATAATGATTTTGATATTGAATTAGGAATCGAGGTGGTAAACATTGAGTGAAATATCAAATGAAGAATATGAAATTATAGATGCGGATTCATGGGAACTTAAAAGAGATATGATTGATAAGTTTCAGGAATTAAGCGGAAGAAAACTAACAGAATCAAGTCCAGAAACGCTTATCTTTGAAACAGTAGCGTATCTTTTTGGATTAAGAGAAGAAAAATACAACGATGAAATGAAACAAAATTATTTAAGATTTGCAAGAAATGAGCGGTTAGATTTGAAAGGAGAATTTTACGGAAATAGAGGTAAAAGACTTGTAGAACAACCAGCCGTGGCGACATTTAGATTTTATATTACTGATATTCAAGCGACAGACATAATAATTCCAAAAGGGTCAAGGATTCAATACAATGAGTTATATTTTTCGACTGATGAACAATATAAAATAGAAAAAGGCGATTTGTATGTAGATGGAATTGCAACTTGTAATACATCAGGAACTGTTGGGAATGATATTCCAGTTGGGCAAATTAATACGATGGTCGACATTTTCCCGCATTATGACAAGGTTGAGAATATTACAGCATCAAATAATGGAGCTGAAATAGAGCAAGACGACAATTATAGAACTAGAATTAGAGAAATCCCTGAAAGTTTCACAACGGCTGGAAGTAAAGGAGCTTATGAATTTTGGGCTAAGTCGACAAGTACGAATATTGTTGATGTTGTAGCGTATAGTCCGAGCGCAACAAATGTTGATATTTATGTTTTAACTGATTCTCTAACGCTAACAAATGAGTTAAAAAAGAGAATTGAAGAAATGTTGAATACTGATAATATAAGACCTCTTACAGATAATGTGACAGTAAAACAGGCAATAAAGACATCATACACAATTGATTTTGACTACTACATTGATAAATCTAACGAAACGCTTGTAAATGTTATTAAAAATAATGTTGAAAAAGCTGTAAAAGATTTTAAGATTTGGCAACAAAATAAAATGGGCAGAGATATTAATCCTGATGAGTTTATTAAATTATTAAAATTAGCTGGAGTGAAAAGAGTTGTATTAAGAAGTCCAACATTTAGAGTTTTAGATTTTAATGAAATAGCAGAGAATACAAGTGTTACAAGTAATTATTTAGGAGTTGAAAATATATGATAACTATTGATAATTTGAACTTAACAGATATAGCAGCGAAGTCAACTTTGAATGATAAAACAACACTTTGGATTTATGAATCTATAAATTTTGCTATTAAAAAGAAACATGATGTGATTAAAAGAAAATTTTTTTTGGAATTATCAGAGCTAAATGATGTAGAATTAGACTTTTTGATGTGGGAATATCATGTGGACTATATTGATTCAAATATCACAAGAGAAACAAAAATAAAACTGATAAAAAGGTCTGTTTTTTCGCATTTTAATAAAGGTACTGTTGGCGGGATTAAAGAAATCTGCGAAATATTATTTAGTGGAAATGTTGAAATAATAGAATGGTTCAAGTATGGTGGCAATCCAGGATATTTTAAAGTAAATACGGATGGAAATTTATCAGACTACGAAGGCTACAAGAAAATAATTGAAGTTGTAGAACAATACAAAAATATTCGTTCTTGGCTTGAAGGAATAAGGCTTTTAAGAAAAGAAGAAAAGGCAAATTATTATGGTTTTATCGAAAAAAATAAAAAGAAATATTACTTAGGTTCAACTGATATAAATATTCCAAACGAGATTATAGCAACAAATTTTGGAACGGTACACAGAATAAGAGTATTAAGAGAAATAAGATAGGAGGTAAATTATGGCAAAATTTAATGGATTTATTTTAACAGAAAAAGGAAGAGAACTATTAGCAAAAGGATTAGCGGGAGAAACAATAACATTTACTAAAATGGCAATAGGAGATGGAACATCATTAACTTCTGAAAGAGAAAGAACAGCATTAGTCAACCAGATCACAACATTGCCAATCTTGAATATAAATGTAAAAAGAAATGGAACTTGTGAAATCAATGCGTTATTGACTAACAAATCTGTAACAACAGGGTTTTATATCAAAGAGTTAGGAATATTTGCACACGGGAATGACAACGTTGAAATACTTTACGCTTACAATATTTCAACTAGCCCAGATTTTGTGCCACCTTTCTCAGCTAACAATGTCGTAGAAATTGAATATGTAGATACGATTATTGTTGATCAAGTGGCAAATGTAACGGCTGTTATTGATCCGAGCGTCACGTATATTACTAAAAAATATGCGGACGAAAATTATTTAGTTAGTTCAAGATTAGCTGAAATATTAGGACTGGAATTTGGTGGAAACATACAGGACATCGGCAATAAAACGAAAGGTAAGTTTTATTATGATAATGTTACAAAATTCTATTATGAATGTATCGAAGACAACAGTCTGACATACAACGATAGTGGAAAATTTAGGGCTATTTCTAATAAACCGATTTCGGACAAAGTGGAAAATTTGCCTAGATTTTATACAAAAACTGCAAACGTAGATTTTTCAAACGATAAATTTACAATCAAAATACCAAAGTCT